GGGGAGGATACGCCATTGTCTGGCGAGATGCCGAGGGCAAGCGGCGGCGATACGGCCTCCACGCTACCGACCGCTCCACAGCGGAAGCGGAAGCTCGCACATGGTGGTCACGCGAAACCGACACAGCACGCACGGTTGGCGGGATAGTGGCCGACTACATCGCCGCCCGCGAGAAAGCTGAGATTGCCTCAACAGGCCGTCAGAAGGACGCATGGAAGGCGATGAAGAGCTTCTGGGAGAACGTCGAGCCCGAACACATCGACGATGCCATGTGCCGCAAATATGCCGAAGGCCGCAAGGTCGGGCCAGCTACCTTGCGCTATGAGCTATCGATGCTCTCAGTGGCGCTGCGCCATGCGAACAAGCCCAAGAGGGTTTGGCGACCAGCAGCTCCAGAGCGCCAGATTCGGCACCTGACACATACTCAGTTCGAGAAGTGGTATGCCGAAGTGAAGGCGCCGCACGCTCGGCTGTACGCCTTGCTTGGGCTTTACACGATGGCGCGGCCGACTGCGATCCTCGAACTAACGTGGGATCGAGTGGACTTTGAGCGCGAGCAGATCGACCTGAACCCGCGCGGACGCCGACAGACGAAGAAGCGCCGGCCCGTGGTCGCATTGAACGAAGAGGCGATGGATGCGCTCAGAGACGCCTACAAAGGCCGTCAGAGCGAATATGTGATTGAGCGGGGCGCCAAGCCCATCGCCAACATCAAGAAAGCGTTCCAGGCGGCTTCGGCGCGTTCGGGGATCAAAGTCACGCCTTATACCCTGCGGCACACCGGAGCCGTATGGGCAGCGGAGGCTGGAGCCTCAATGGACGAGCTGGCCCAATTCATGGGCCACGACGACAGCGCGACCACATCAACGCACTATGCGCGCTATTCGCCGGGGCATTTGAGAGGCGTTGCGACGAAGGTTCAAAGGGCCAAGAATCCGACGCCGGAGTTCATATCGTGACAGCAACCCCTGTCTCTTTCTCTTGCGACTCTGGCGGATTTCCGCTAGAAAATTGGTCGGGGAGAGAGGATTCGAACCTCCGGCCCCTGCCTCCCGAAGGCGTTGCTCCTCTCTATCGCGTGATAGCAGACGGCGATTTTCCTTTGGAACGGAATAGCACCGGAGGCGGTACGGATTGGCACAGTTCGGGTCGGAAGGTTCAAGGTGAACCTCAGCCCCTGTCTATTTGGGAGGCGTGATGGCTGAGAACAGCAAAATCGAATGGACGGATCACACGTTCAATCCGTGGATCGGCTGCACCAAGGTCAGCCCCGCGTGCGACAATTGCTACGCCGAAGCGATGATGGACAAGCGCTATGGCCGCGTTCAGTGGGGAGCTGGCAATCCGCGCGTTCGCACCTCTCCGTCAAATTGGGCACAGCCACGCAAGTGGAACCGCGAGGCTGAACGCGCCGGCACTCGGCCATTCGTGTTCTGCGCTTCGCTCGCCGACGTATTCGACAACGAGGTTCCAGCCGCTTGGCGAGCCGACTTGCTGGACACGATCGTAAAAACGCCGAACCTCGTTTGGTTATTGCTCACCAAGCGCATCGGAAACGTTGTCCGTATGCTTCCTGGATTTCTGCCAGCGAACGTCGCCATCGGCGCGACAATGGCAAACCAGGAGGAATATGACCGCGACCGAATGAAGCTCGCGCAAGTGAAGCGCTTATTCAATCCGGCGTTCACGTTCGGCAGTTTCGAGCCTTTGCTGGGCCCCATCATTCTGGACAAGAACGCGCCTGACTGGATTATCGTCGGCGGTGAGAGTGGCGGCAATGCTCGCCCGATGACGCTCGAATGGGCGCGCAGTCTCCAGCGGCAATCGGCTGAGCTCGGGCGCGTGTTCAACTTCAAGCAAGTCGGCGGTCGCGGAAACGACAAGGGCGGCCACGCGCTCGACGGGGCCACGTTCTTTGATCGCCCGCTGGTTGCCGCATGACCACATATCAGGGGAATGATGATGACTGATTCTGCAATCCCTGAGAACAGACGCGCGCCGAATGGAATGACCTGGCGATGTGCGGCCTGCGGGAAAGAAGCTGAAGATCTTTACGGGATGATTGGAGCGCGGTCGCCCGGTTGGGATGAAAGCTGCATGTTGAATGCTGTTCCGGTTCCCACCACCCAGAAAGGGTCCGACAATGCCTAACCGACATAGTTCGGGCGATGCCTTGCGGCCCGCGCTGCGACCCCTTCGGGGCTCAGCCCTACGGGCTTCGTGCCAGCATCGCATCGCTATCGCAGGGGGATCGCATGACCTTTATCCATTGTGACGACTACATTGACGATCCGACGCAGCCTGAATGCCTCCGCGCCTTCCTAGCCCATGCACGCGCGCCAGCGCACGGCTCGTCGCTGGGAACGCCGAGGCCGTGGCTTTTCGCGGACCACAAAGGCAAGCGCGTTCGTGTAGTCATGGCCTCTAGATTCGGTGACGTTGGCATAACCACAGAGCTAGATCGCGAGCGCGGATATCAAGAGCGCGTCGCGGTTGCCGACTTAGTAAACTTTGCTGAAACACCAAGCGGACATGCGCGAGATTGCACGTGGCACTGCGACCAATTTGAACCGGACTGCAATGGCGGTATTGTAGAAAACATACCCAAGCGCTAGAAAGGTAGGGTTCTATGGCAACTCTTCCCTTCTACTGGGACGAGTCTCTCCCGGAGCTTGAAATGCAGGAGCTGGAGACCCAGCAGTATTCCAAACGCGAGATTGCCGAGGCAGGAAAGCTCCTAGCTGGCACTATCGACGCAAGCCGCATGAACGACCCTGAGGTGCGGCAGGCGTTCAAGATCGCTTGGAACTGGCGGAACTCTCATATCCTGCCGATGCGCAGACTCCGAATGGAGCTTTCGGCCAAAGCGAGAAAGGTGACTTCTAATAGAGTCGCCGCCGCCCGGCCCAAGCGCATGAGGTCCATCCGCCAAAAGCTCGACGGTCGTTCCTTATATGACATTCAGGATATTGCCGGCTGTCGAGCGATCATGCCTAGCATAGGCGATGTCCGCGCTCTTCTCGCGTCCTATCAGGAGCGCGCAAAGCACGAGTACAAGAAGGCATACGATTACATCGCGGAACCGCGTGACACCGGCTATCGCTGCTATCACCTCGTCTATCAGTTTCAGGGCGACTGCGACGAAGAGCGGGAAGCGTTCAAGCATCACCTTGTGGAAATCCAGCTGCGCACTCAGCTCCAGCACGCTTGGGCCACCGCTGTTGAGGCCGTTGGCCTCGTTCGAAACGAGGATCTGAAGCATGGCAGGGGCGATCCCAATTGGCTGCGCTTCTTCGCGCTAATGTCATCGGAGTTTGCGCGTGAGGAGGGTTGCCCGCCAGTTCCTGGCACGCCCGACGACGCCAAAGAGCGGAGGAGGGAAATCAAGGAACTCGACGAGAAGATTGAGGCCATCAAGAGCCTCGACGGCTTTCGACGCATCATCGACAAAACCGCGAACGCCGAGGCTAGCCGAGGCACCATCTTCCTCATTCAGTATGACCCCGACAGGGGCGAGGTGAGCGCAAAGACCGTCCCGAACTTCAAGAAGGGTTCTTACCAGCTAGGGGTGGCCGAGCAGCTGGAGTCTGGAAAAGCGCGGAGGATCGAAACCGTGCTCGTTGAGGTGGACGCTGCCAGCGATCTCAGACAGGCATACCCGAACTACTACCTCGACGTGGGCACCTTCGTTGAGCGGGTGCGCAGCATTGTGACTCCCGTAAAGAAGCCGAATTTCCGCGATTGGTGGGAGTGGAAGCGCGCCCGTTAGCCTCTACGGAAAGATGACGCTCAGCACGAGAAGAAGGCAAATCGTGCCGATGATGAGCGGCCAACTAGGATGCTTCACGGCTTATGGTCCGCTGAGTGCCGCACTAGATCGTCTAGCGCGGCATCAGCCTTTTCGGGGTCTAGTTCGCCAGCGTTGATTAGCCTTTGAACCTCTTCCTCGAACCGCTTCCGCTGCTCTTCCGGAGTTATCGGGTTCTTCGCCTTTGGCATCAGGACCTCGCACAAGTCGTTTCATAGGTGAGGCGCTTGCCAATGATACCCGAAAGCATCTTGTCAGCGCGAGCGGCATCGTCGCAGCCGTTCGCTTCGCGGTGTGAGTAACGGAATTCGAACTCGGCAAGGTAGCGGTGCAAGTGCTTCTCGGCACAGTGCTGATAGACGCCGCGCATTCCGCGCTTGAAGATGGAGAACGCGCCTTCAACGGTGTTGGTAGTCACGTCGCCGCGCACATATTCGTTGTTCTGATGCTTCACGGCTGAATGCTCGGCGAACTCGCGACCGATCTTGCGGTACATATAGTTTTCGTCGGTCATGAGGCGCGCTTCGCGGGAGAGGTTCGCGAGCACAATCGGCTGAATGTTTGAGCCGGAAGCCTTCTCGACGTGAAAGAGGCGTGAGCGGCCAGTGTTGCGATCGACCAAGCCGAGGACTGCCATCTTGTGATGGTAGGCACCGCGAACGGGCTTGCCCTTCTTGCGGCCGATATAGGTTTCATCGACCTCAACCGCGCCGCCGCCCTGCCCGAAGGGAGCAAGGTCGCCCTCACGCATTGCTTCACGGATGCGGTGCGACAGAAACCACGCGGTCTTGACGGTTAGGCCAAGGGTGCGGGCCAGCTGGTTGCTGGAAATGCCCTTCTTCGATCCGGCGACGAGGTACATGGCCTGAAGCCAGATATGCAGCGGAACCTTGCTGCTCTCAAAGATGGTGCCCATGCGCACGGTGAACGGCTTCCGGCACTGATAGCACTTGTAGAGGCCCTTGCGGGTTGATTGGCCCTGCATCTTGCTGATGCGCTCCACGCCGCCGCAGTGCGGGCAAGTCGGACCCTTCGGCCAGACCCGCGCCTCGACATACTCGAAGGCTGCGTCCTCGTTGTGAAAGTGCGGGGCTGAAAGTGCGCTTGCCATGTCTCTTTTCCTCTAGAGACAGGCATACTCCTACAGAGGTGGGTATGTCAAGTATAATATCGCCAATTGCTATTGCCGTTCGTTCCGAGGTTGCCGAAGAACTGGTGAAGGTGCGGTGAAACTCCGGGTTGGCCGGGATAGACCAAGGGATCATCTCTCAGCAGCTGACCAGGCGCGCAGAACTCGCGGAAGGCTCCTACCGGATCGGCTGAAGCCGGAGCGATACCTCCCCTTCCGTTGGGTCCGTACCAAGTCGGTTCGATTGCTTGGGACACGTCGAAATTGTCGGGGATCGGGGTTTCGCTGGTGACGGGGGATGGCGTGGGAGCAGGCGTTGGTGTCGGGGTTGGTGTCGGGGTGGGCACTGGACACTTCACGAACCGCCCCCGGCTGTCTCGGCACACCTTTGCCTCAACGACCTGTGCGCCAACTGGCTTGGGTTGGACCGGAAGCGCAAGCGAAAGCGCGCCCGTGAGGGCGGCAAGGGCATACAGCAATTTCATGGGAGGTTAGCTCCTGTACCACAGCGCTTTGCTGAGACGCTTGGCTTCATCTTCGGTGAGAACGCGGCTGATTCCGCCACCCTTGGCGAACTGAAGCTTCAGTCGGCGTGTCTCTGGGGTGTAAATGAGCTCCACGTCTCCAGAGAGGTGGAGGATGTTCACTGAAGCATATCCGGACTTGCCGTCGATCGCCCGACCTCGCCGAACAGCTTGTGATAGGTTACTGCTGTCGCTGAGCGCATTGCGTGCCAGCCTCCCCGAGCAGCGTAGGCGTCTCTCGCCGCCAGCGTCGGATGCTGGAACACGATCATCCCCGAATGTTCTTTTTCCTCCAGGTGATGCCTATGTCCGGTGTGGCAGTAACGCTTGGTCGTTCGGCCCCAGCTTTCGGCAAACTGCGCGGCGAACAGAAGCGGCAGCTGGTCGTTCTTCTTGAGATGGCCGTGGTGGAAGGCGAGCAGGGTCTTGCCCCACTCCAAGGCGTAGTAAGGGAGCGGTGATTGCTCGACCGTGATCCTCGGCTCATTCTCATAGAGCGCCGCGAACATCTGCCTCAGCCATACGGAGGACGCGAGGTCGTGGTTTCCTTCGGCGAGGATGACATGCACCTTGGGATGTCTGGCAAGCGCCATGTCCACGACGCGGCGAAGGATGCGGATCGCGACCGCAACGACTTTCTCGAAACGACCATCTGCGTCGAGCAAGTGGCGCGAGGTGGGGGTGACAGCCTCCAGCCCGTCCCAATGCAGGAAGTCCCCCAATTGGTTGACGACGCCGAGTTCACTGGCCGGCGAGGCTTCGATCATGTGGCGAAAGCAGCCGAGCAGCGTATCTTCCGCGATTTGCAGATCCCAATCGTCCCCGCCTTCTCTGCGCCAGGCTAAAGCGCCTACGTGGCAATCGGTCAGGGTATAGACCGTGCACAGATGCCCCTCAGAGGCCCGTGGAGGGGCCGTGGAGGTGATGCGGGGGAGTTCGGCGGCCAGCGCCGCATAAGCCGCCTGCTGAGCCTCAGCGGCCCTCTGGCGGTCGAGTGAGGTCTTCTCCCACTCCATGACCACTTCGCCATCTGCGTTGCGAAGGGTCGAGCGTCCGGTGACGACCATTCCCGACTTGCGGGCAATGGCGATACGGTGGCGATGCTCCAGCGTACCGCGCGGGATCCCCGACGCTTCAGACGCGGCCGTGACTGTGCCGTGGCGCTGGACTAGCTCAATGGCTTCGTCGCATAGCTCTTGTGAGAGTGGAGGTGTAGGCATTCATAGCTTCCCCCGCCTATCGCGTCAGCGCGACGGCTCCCGGCAACCTTCGAGAATTGTCCGAAGTCCCTCGCCCCATGCTCTGAGGCGGATAGCGCTACCGGCCAATGTGCCCACGTCTTTGCTGGCATCGCCGGTTAGCTGGTCTTTGATTTTGGGCGGTTCGGCGGGAAGATGCTGATCGGACGCGAGGCAGTATGTCGGAGCGTAGCGGGTTGTGGCGCAGCCGCTTATCAAAATGCACAGCGGAGCGATCGCCAGAACCATTTTTCGGGCACTGGAATCAATTTTCAGCGGAATGCCTTGCCCGAGCTCCGTTTTCACAGATCGGCTCCCATGACTTCCGGTTTGGTGCGACAATTGGCGGCAGGAGGCGCTTTCTCAACTGCCTGCGCCCTCTCATCCGCATCATGGAGGGTTCGCGTAACAACCTTGATCTTTTCCGCCGTGGTTTGCTTCTGCGACTGTCTCGCATCTGAAATGCGTTGAAGTTGTATGGACAATGTATTTACACGCGCCTGAAGCTTCTCTGAGTGCCGCTTCTCTGCCCTGTTCGCCACGATCAGTGCCGCACAGGCAATGCCGAGTGCGATACAGCCAATCTCGGCGAGCGAGCGCTTGGACAGCCAGCCGAGGGCTCCTTTCGCAGCCAGGAGAAGCCACGGGCCGCCCCCGAGCAGTGTGGTTATGCCAATGCCGCCACCCGTCAGGCCGAGGCAGCTAAGAAGCCAATGTTGTACAAGAAATTGCACAATGCTGCCGAGCATCACAGCCACACCAGCACAGCGACAATCGCGGCAACGGCAAGCACCAGCGGAATGACGCAGCCGACCAGTGGCACAATCGCCATGCGGTCCTCGGCGGTTTCGGGGTGAAAGAGGCTCATGCGCCGTGGCTCGCCGGCCAGCCCGCAAAGTGCCCCAGCTCGTGGCGGGTGATTCTCACGAAATTGGGCGATGTGAACGGATCGGGAAGCACCAAAAGGTCTCCCCTTGTGCAGCCCAGAGTGACCATTCCGCACGGCGCCTTCGGGCACAGGTTGTTGATCGCCTCCTGACCAAACATCACCTTGACGTATCCCTTCGGGACCTTGGCGAAGCGCGCTGGCGGATCGCCGTCATTGTAATAGGTCGAGTTGGGCGCAGTGGCGGTCACAGGTACAGCAACAGGCGCAGAGCACGTTGCAACGGGCGTCTGCGGGACAGCGGGGATGGGCGCGAGCACCAAGACCGTGGCGAGGAGGCTACGGAGCATCATTCTCGCCTCCCTCCGCTTCGAAACTTGCGCCAAGGATCGATCCCTTGATCGAGCGGCGATTGATCGCCAGTCCGAGGCTCACGAGCACGATCCCGACGATGAACAGCAGCCCGAACAGCGCTTTCGCCAGCGCGTCGATGCGGGATTGATCGAAGCCCCGCCACGTCCACAGAATCCACACCAGCCACGCGGCAAAGCCGGTGAGGGTTGCGGCGCCGGCCACAGAGGCAATGAGGGCGAGAAATGCGCGCCAGTCTCTCGGCGGCCATCCAGGGAGCGTCATGACAAATACAGATCCCGCTCAGCCTCTCGACGATTGAGCAGCCCCGGCACGACCTTGCCGTTGTCGTACTTCCAGAGCAGGAATGCGTCCGCCGCCTTCGCGTAGTTTCCTGCGCGGTGCATTCTCAGCACGGTAGAGGTGCGGAAACCCGAGATTGGCTTTGGCTTGTGGTCGGGATCGCCGAGGCCGATGTTGAAGGCCAGGCACTGCATGGCGTCGAATTGGTTTTGGGTCGTCGGAACGCCGAGATACGGGCTGATGTCGAGGCGGGCGATGTCCTCAAACAACCGACGCTCGGCCTCTCCTGGCGTGATCGTCATGCCCTTGTGGACTCCAAGCGTTGAGCCGTACCCGATCGTCCACACGCCGCCGCTGTCTTGGTAGGCATCCAGTCTGAGATTTTCGCAGCGCTTTATCAGCGCTAAGCCCCTGTCTGAGATTTTCATGGAACCACTCCCCGCCAGAGGCGTTCGGGCGCGTGAGGGCTAAGCGGGGCAACGATTTCGCTTACCCTTGGCCGTAGTTATGAGATGCGGCTGTGTAGGCTGGCGCTTATGGCAACTGAGGCGTCAGCAGCTCGGTATCGATGGCGGTAAGTAGGCTAGGCGCTTCAGGTTTCCCCCGCTCGGCGCTGATGCGTGAACGCCGCCATCACTTCACCTTAGCGACGCTTTGTGCTAGTCGGGGACTTATGGCTGATCGACGAAACGAGTATGTGATACCCGCCTTCGAAACGACGCCAGAGTATCGGGCAATGCGTCTCCGCCAACTGGAACTGCGTCGCTGGCTGGAGGAAGCTACTTCAGCTTGGCGAGCAGTTCCTTCGCCCACTCGGGAACGCCTTCTTTCAGGGTCTCTTGAAGCTCCTCGCGGTACGACCGCTTAGTCTCGTCGCGCTGGGCCATACCGAATCCGATCGTGAAGCTTGAACGCTGCCAGGATGATCGACAGCAGCGTTGCGAGGATGGTCAGGGCATAGGCTGCTTGGCTTAGACTCACAGCCGCAACTCCAGCGAATAAATAGGCGAAGCGCTCTGCCCATTGGGCGTGTTCGTGGCTCATAG